ACTGTGAATCCTGCATTGGTTAATATGGTGTGATCAGTGAGTCCATTGGCAGATGTCTTTCTGGCAGAACCTGCTGGATCTGGATACACAGTGATTCTGCTGTGGGCATATCTCAGTTTGAGCTCAGAGGCCAATTCTTGTGTGTTGCTGTTGTGCATCTGTATTTCATCTATCACATACAAGTCATCTTTGTGTCTCACCATAATGGTGGCACAAATGGGTGATACGTTAAAATCCATGCCCACTTCCAAAACTGCTGTGCTGTATGATTCCAAATCTTTAATGTTGTGTGCTCTATCAAATGCCCATGCTATTCTGCTGGCAGCATCCTCCCAAGTGGCCAAAAACTCCTGTCTGAATTGACGCTCACTCATGTCTTGTTTGGCTGAATCTATTTCTGCTGGAGTCACAAAACCACCCTCTGCTGTGGTGAATTGAAATGCGTCCCAAAGATCTGGCATCTGACGAGCCTGTTGAAACAGTTCATAGGTCCAATTGCCACGTCCCAATGGAGTGGTAATAAACAGTGCTCCACCCATTTGATCTGCCAGTGCTGGTCTGATCACTTCCATCCAAACATCTGGATGCACCTGTGCGGCTTCATCTATCACACAGTAGGAAAGACTCACTCCTCTCAATTGCTGTGCATTTTCAGCACCCTTGAGACAGATCTGACTGCCGTTCTTTAGTGTGACAGAAAGTTCTGATTCATTGATCTTGTCCACCCATCTGAGATCCAACAGTCTGTTCTTCAATTCTTTCCACACAATCATTTTGGCAGCACGATAGCTGGAAGTCACATACCAAATTAATTTGTTGGGTTCTCTGGCTTGATAGGCAATCTCTCTGATGCTTAGGAAGGTCTTGCCCCAACGACGACCTGCTGTGACCAGCTTGAATCGTTTTTTGGAATCTGCTACCTGTTGTTGTGTTTTACTGAGAATCATTTGGTATTATTTTAAATTTTCTATCACTTTTAACAAGATGTTCTGTGAGCGTGTTTAAAGAAGTGATCAGACGATCGTGCTGTTCTTTTATCACATTCAATTGTGCATTCAATCTGTTGTGACTGTCTGCCAATACCAACAGCATTTGCTTCTGTGCCAGCAATTCGTCTGTGTGACGATTCAGTTGATCAAATGGATCCAGCATTCTGTTTCTTTGCCTCAGTTCTTGCTAGATTAATTTTGCTCATATGTGTGCCGTGTTCCACCACTTCACAGTTCTTCAGACTCCAACCCAATTTGGGATTCTTTTGTGTGAGTCTAAGGCTGCGGGGTCCACGCCCTCTGCGGCTCCACAGTGAATCAGTCCATAATATCTCCCATTGTGCCCAGCTCAAGCGATGTGGCTCTTGCCTGTGTGCGGCTTGTGCTTTGTGTTTGAGGTAGGCATAGTATTTGTCGTGCTGTACAGGGTCCTGAAAACGTCTTAGATGAAGACATCTTCTTTTGCTGGTGGGTGTTCTGGCGTATTTGAATTTGTTTTCCATATGCTGTATTTATATGGACCTGATGGAACAGTGCTTAAGATTGATTCTTCTGAGTGTGTTTGTGTGGTTGTTTCAAAGGTGTGGTTTTGGGCAAACGGTATTGTTTCAGATTGGCCCACAGTTCAATTGAACCATACACAGCGTCACCGCCGTCCATGTGATACAACCATTCTGCGTAGGAGAACTGTTTAGATTGTGTGATCATAAGATTCTTGTTTGATCACAGCTAATAATTTGTGTTTTTCAAAATTTTTGGTGTCCATCATTATTTTAATAGCTTCAACTATGTCATCCTTGCTGGGAGTTGTGTTATAAGAATCCAATTTAGGAAACCAAAACATACTACCGTCTTCATAATCTTTGGCTCCAAATTCAAGATGAAAGTCTGCGTGATTTTGTCTAAGATTATTAAGGCGATGTTGCCAGGTATCTAATTTACTGTCTTCATTGCGGTCTCTTATAATTCCTTTAAGTTTATTCAAAGGTGTCCAACAATAGATCCAAAATTTATTGTGTATGTCTTTAGGAAGATTTACGGTAACGCAACCACCATCACCATCCTGACTGCGAAGTTCAAGATTAAGTTCTTTAGCGGCGGCTTCAAAATTGTCCCATAATTCCCAATTATAAATCATTGTGCAGTTTTTTTAAATTTTTCGTTGTGCCATAAATTTACCATAAAACGAAAATCGTTGCTTTTGCGTGTGGAAATAATGCTGTGACTGGACCAATGGTTAATTAGATTTATCTGATCCACAATGTTATCTAATTCAGAAAGTTGGCGTCTCAATTCTATATCTTGTTTGTGTGTAAGTTTCACTGTGCAACCTCTTCCAATACTGAAACTGGAATGTCACCCATAAAATCAACATTAACGCCGTGACTTTCATACAATTCTATAATAAGTTTATCTAAATTACCGTAGTGTGTATTATGGTCATATCCTTTGATGTAGGCATTTTTGGTATCAAACCAATCTGTGGCATTACTATCATATGATACCACATAACGATCGCCAAAACATAAACTACTGGTTGGATCAAATTTTGGCAGTTGTCCTTTTTTGCCATATAGGCTCATCCAATAAAATTGTTGAACCACTAATGCTATCTGATTCCTCATTGTGCGGCCTTTGTGCTGTGTCTATCTATCTGTGCCTGCAGGCCTGTGTTCACCAGCATATGACGGAACCCTGCCAATCTGGTATCTGTGCTCTGTTGCGGCATACGAATGTCCGCAGGTGTGCCACAAGGGATATATGCTTCAGCAATCCAATTGGCTGTGCGAAAATGGGGCACTTTTGCACGGGTCTCCGCAAATATGCCATCTATGTGATCTCTGTTCTTTACAATGTCTTTCTTGGACACTATGGCCGTGACTGCCACTTGTTCGCCAGCCCACCAATATTGGCCTGTCATTACCACTGCGGATACATTGGGGTGATTGAATATTTTATCTATGTTGGTCCTGCCCTGCACACAATCCTGCATATCTGCCACCACTATGGCCTGCTTTGTTTGTGTAATCATATGTTGTTCTCCTACTGTTGTTATACTATCAGTATAGCACCACCAATACCAATAAATCAATACCAAAGAATCCGCAATACAAGCGGGTGATTGCTAACCCATTGAAACAGAAGGATTATTTTTTATGGCGTGTGTGGCGGCGTTTTTGCTCATGGCGCCACAGATATTGTGTGATTTTGTGATTGATCCAATACAGCAGTCTAATCATGGACGACCTCTTCTGTGCACCACCCAATTCAACAGCAACCATAGGTACAAGTGTTCTGGTGCTTGATTGAATGTGTCAGAGGGCCATTCAATCAGATAGTAGTCTGTGATCACCAATTTGCGACGATTCTGTTCAGATTGTTGCCACAGCTGGTGTGCTGTGTAATGATTGTCTGTGTGATTCAATCTGCTTCTCAGTGACAGCTCTGCTTCTGCCACCTGACACCAATCCAATCTTTCTGGCCAATGCACTTCTGGATATTCTATTGCCCACAGGGTGCGATATTTGGATTGATACCAATCCATCACTTTGTGACATTCCCTGATGCTGAGGTGTCTGTGTTTCATTTGCAACGCTCACATTGGCAGGTATAGCAGATAAGGAAAAAATGACTCATGTGCTTCTTGTAGGTGGTCACCTGATCTCCTCCCAAATTGGCACCCCATAACTGTTCTCCACAATGTTTATGATGCCCACAATTGTCACAGTGATTTGGATCTCTGGCCATGCGTTCTGTACTGTTGGCCTGATAGGGTATTCTAGTCTTTTTGATTACCATGTTTCAATTCAAATAACTTTCTAAACACAGTTTGTTGTTGTATTTTGTTGTAGTAATTGTCATTGTTAATCTGCACAAATAAATCATGCAATTCCAGTATGAACACAAACATCCATTTTTTATGAGTTCTGCCTTTGTGACTGTGTTTGTCAGTGTCCAACACATTGTCCAATGCACGAGTGCCTTTCACATTCATTTTGGGTGTTTCCAAATGATCTGCTATGATTTCAGCACAGCCTTGGATATAATTTTTGAATTTGTCACTGATAATGTCTGGTCTGTGAATCATCACTTCTGCCATCATTTCCACCAATTTGGTCATGGTATCACCACTCAACTTGTGTAAATGGTTTTTCCATAGGTCAAGGTGTTCCTCACACTCCCTAGACCACTCTTCTCCATATTTGGCTTTGATATTTTTAATAGCTTGTATGGTGGGCAGAATACTGTCCACTGTGGATTGATATTCGCTGATCACTGTGTTCATAATTTATGAATTAGAGTTGGGATTAAGATGACGATACAGAGTGAGCAAATGAATCACGTTGGCTATGATGTCTCTGTCACTGTGCCCTTTGTCGCATTCCTGGTTGATCACCAGTTCTAATTGGGATGGTTTGGGTTTTGGAGGTGTGTTTTTAACAATCTCATCAATGGCTTTTTTTATTGCTTGGTTCTTTTTGGATAATTTTCTCATTTGTTCTCCTTTATTTTTCATTTATAATAACAGTTATATGTGAATTTGTAAATCACTTGTTTTGCCAATTTGTATATGGGCTTCCTGTGTGGGTTTGCGTTCCACCCACGGCAAAGGACGGGCAGAATCTTCACTATTTTGTGGCACATCCATCATGCCCAAAAGATTTTTTGCCAGGAATATCTGCACTGACGCATTCATATTGTGTGAATTTTGAAGCATATTGCGTCTGAGGGTGATCTTTAGTTCTGCACGGCCTTTTGTCAATTCCCGTGGGAAATTGTATTTTAGAGCACTTTCTGTGATACCAAAAAAATCAGCCATTTCTGGGGTGGTCACTCCCAATGCTGCCAATTTGGAGACTTCTTCAGGGCACACGTGAGTTTTGTCACGACCCACAGCAATACCCATCTTTTCAAAAGGTTCCAATTGTTTGGGTTTGGGTCCTGGTTTGCCAGGAGTATGAACGGTTTCTGCGTCTTTGACCATAATTGTTTAATTCGCCTATGTTGCGATCGCCTCAGTTATTGAGTATGATTATTTAGTCAGATTCACGCACTCACTGTGGAAGGTAGAATGGCAAGAAACTACCCCGCATCATGTGCGACAGTGAGTGCTGAATATTTATGGAGAGCTCGTTGTGCAGTGATCCATTGTGGCTGATCTACCAAGTGTCCCGTTTGTGATGTATTTGACGATGTGCAACCATGTCCCAAATCAGCTCTGCTTGTGGACCGCTCAACCAAC